GTGATCTTGCCTTGACCGATTCACGCTTCTCGGCAATTGCAAGATCACCGATCTTCGCTCGCTCGATCAAACTCTCAATCGCGCTGACTGCATCATCCTCCGATGCCGATTGAGAATCCAATCCGAGCAAACTCATAATGCTATCTGGCATCATATCTGACACCTCCTTTATGGTTTTACTTTTGTACTTTGGTACTTTGGTACTCTGGCACTTCTTTTTACTTAATGCCACTGAAAGGCTATCTTCAACTGATTCAAACCCCGTCCCCGGTTCTGCGCCGCGATAAACGATAGATCCTTCGCGAACACGCTGGATGTTGTCATAATAGAAATAACACATCTCTCCATCGTAGTTCTCGCCCGGGAAGTGATCACAAGCGCGAATATCTTCATTGCATATCGAACACGTCGGTTTCTTGAATGTGAATCCAATCGAAAGCTCGGAATAAATTCCGCCATCGATATCGGTCATAAGATCCTTCGCTTGCGAATTCTTCTGCATCCAGTAGAAATAAGGACGGATATAGTTCACTCCATCCTTTTCACTGATATCTCCGCCAAAGAACCGCGCCATTCCAAGTGTATCTCTGCGATGTCCAATCAACATCGGCGCGCCGTGCGTCATTTCTAACAGTCGCGGTAAATCTTCAGTTCGGAATCGTCCATATTGACCATCGATTGCATCACCGGCTAAGCGTCCACGCCGGATAAAGACATCTTCGATGTTTAGTGTTCGATTAACTCCTGAGAGTGAGTTGATCTTCTTCATCAATCCGTCATGGTAAATAGACTCTGTCGGTTTAGATTCACCGGATTCAATCGGAATAATCACGCCGGAAAGCGTTCGCTCTATCCATTCCATCTGAATCACCTCCCTCGCCACATTAACAGCGTCCCGGCAGTTGTATCACGCATCGTTGTATAACTCCGTCCTAACACATACATCGTTATTCGTCCGCGCAATACTTGCAACGGATACATATAGTAATGCGATGTGTCGCTTTGAGTATCAAACTGCCATCCGCTGTCCGTATCCGGACTCGTAGCCTTGATGAACGTAGTAAATCCACTCGCGTTAATCATCGGACCGTTGCTGTTTGCATCGTATAGATGAAACCATGCTGAATCGATTGCCGCCGAATCACCCGCGCCGTAACACGCAAGCTTGATACACGCCGTTGCATATTGCGGACCTATAAGGTGATCTGCGTAATCACTCGATCCGATATCGAACTCGAACGTTCCCATTGTGCAGACAGCGGATGTATTCAACTGAAACGATGTACTATCCGTAGCGCCGACTCGGCCCCAGTATTCATACTGCTGAATCGTACCGTAATCCTGCGCCATCGCATATATGGCAAACAGCAGGATGATTAAAATTAAATGTTTTATTCTCATGGAACTCCCACAGTTCTACATTTACAGTTGCAATGAACCGGCGGCATAATTCCACCGGCTAAATGACCTTCAACTTGACCGCTATTCTCCGGCGGTTTAATCGTACCTTTGCGCGTTAAATATGTGCCGAACTCGCCCGCATTCATGGCAAGCTCCCTGTCCATTGTCGCAAGCGTTGGCGCGATAGACCATTCAATTCCGTCGAATGGTTGACAAATATCACAAGCTCCACCGACTGTAACCCACCGCGCTTTTGTAACCCCTGCCTCGTGATATTGACCAAATTGTCCATATGAGCGAATTCTAACAATACTCGTATCTGCAACCCGCCTAATCTGATAATCGGACATTTCACTTATCTTGCCAGAGAATTCACGCCGGAAACGATTGAATACCTCCGAATCGGCGCGTCCGAATAATCCCTCCCCTTTCTCGAGATATTGTTTCCGCAGGAAATCAAGCCCTTGTTTCTGCGATTCCTCGCCCTGGATGAATTTACCAAGATACCAGCGGTCCCAATCCGCTATTGTTTGAATCGCGCGATAATCCCGTGATCCGAACATAAACTCCATCGGCGGACGCCCTTGCCATACCGACTTATCACGAAGACGATAAAACTCGTATGCCTCGCCCGTAATGTACTCAACAGCTTCCTGGACAGGAGTGCCGTTCATTTCATTTGCGATCGCCGTTTCAATCAAATCCCAAAGAGCTAAAGCAAATTGATCCTCATTAAGAAAGTTAGAGAAGCTGCCGTTATCCAGGAAATTATCAACTTGCCGCATCGCCGCTTCACGCGCGCCGTTTGAGGATGGCGCCAGCTTACTGATATAATCGTTAATCCTGGACTGTATTTGTCGTTCGGCAACTGACATCAGTTCTGCTTCACTCTTTTTTTTTAGAATAACAAGCGGACGCCTGTAATGATAGCGACCATTCTCAAACGAAAGCTCAACCCGCCTGCTATTCATACCCGGGGAGTGCGAACATTCCTGTCCGCCATCATCACGAAGACCAAAAGTTGAAGACTGATGGCTATTATAAGCTTTCTCTGAATCATAAGCGCTGGAGTAACCCATTTCACGCGCCCCGTCATCCGGTGAAACATATCCAGCTTTCACATTCTCACGTATCCGCGCATGTTCAGTTGACTTCGCAACTGCACTCGCCTGTGGATTCGCCTCTGGGTTTTCATTGAACTGGACAGACACACCTCGCGGATCTATGCCTTGCAACCCGAGATCAAGATGAACGATATGATCGAGCGCGCCACATACACGCCGTTGATGCGGTTGCACATCGCGCTTAGCCAATCGCCACAGAACCTCCATAGCTGCTAATACCGGCTTGTATGCGCGTCCCACGAGTGCCGGTTCGATATCGACGCCGGAAAGTATGTCCTCGTTGATCGAATTAGCCAAATCCTTCACACCGCTCGCATTAGCCACAGGATTGAACGCCTCCCAGCTCACATCATCATAACTGACAGCCACGCCATCCTTGAACGCGCCAGTAATACTATTAGCGATCTCACTTCGATAAGCAGCCATCTTCTTACGATCTTCAACATTGCCAATCGGATCAAGATGCTCATTCTTAATCTGAACCATCAATAGCCCATAAATTCCAAGTTTATAAAGGATATTCTTAACAGATTCACCAATGTCTTCGCGTTTAATAACATCCGGAATCGCACTAATGAACGGTGGAATCGGGTATGGTGAACCATCTGCTGTATCAAGCGCGGAAAAGTGAAATGTTCGTTCATCGAGCTTTATCATCTTCCCATCCTTCGTCAACTGATACGGTACGAAAATATCCTTTTCCTGCTTAAATCGTATCTGGCGAACGGCAACCGGTTCGATATCGAATATCATTTCACGCCGTGGCATCAGGATCGCTTCAACTGCTATGCCGCCGAAGATTGCCAATTCCTGGAAACAATGATCGATAAATCCCTCAATATGCCCTTTGCGCGCATAAACCCGTTCAGACAGGTCATTCACCGACATCTGTATCCGTTCAACCTCAGCATCCGTCCGATCATCGATTACAAGTTTGTGTCCGGATGATCCGACCTTCCGGTAATAACGCCAGGCTTTGTTGATGAGCGGATTCGTATGCGCGATCTTCGCAAGCAGATCCATGATCTGCACTGGAGTCCAAGGATTAATCCCTTGCGAGTATTGAAACAGCTTAGTCAGTCCGTGCTGCATCGTTGCCGTTTCAGTCGATGAATCACGTAAGAACTTATCGTAATAGAAGCTGCCGGAATTATTCTTTTTTTTACTGCCTGTCCACAGCCAGTTAAATATGTCACGTAATCCAATCAATGCGTTTTCCCCGTAACCGGTAAAATACCGGTAAATCCAACCCCTTCATTCAATCGATTGAAAGCTCCTGATGCCCCATCGACCTGGTCGTCATGCGGACCGTTCGGGAAGACTTCACATTCATCAAGTAATGTTTCATTCCAAAAGCCTCTAACAATCTTGACATTCCCCGCTTCAGCTTGTGCCGATAACGGCATGGCGCGAATCTCTTTGCTTTTTGTAACTGGATACAGCCGTGCATTGAACCCTGAAAGATTCCTGACTTGATCCTGAGCTTCAGCCACGCCTGCCTGACCGGGATCCTGCTCAATCCCGATCTCGCAATCCCTGCCATCCTGTGTCGCAACGTTACGAATCGTATCCTTGACCGTTTTCGGGCTGCCGCGAAACCTGGAAACGTCCTCGATGTAAAAATAGCCATCCGGCGCCTTGCACATCTTAACACCCACCGTATAGTCCGGATCGTTTTCACCCGTGGCTTCTGTAGCTGCCCGGTCCCAGTAACGAATCCGGCGCCCTTGAGCTGGTGCCGCAGGTACAATCTCAAACCAGGTACGTTTGAATAATCCCCCTTCG